GGCCCAACGCGTTCAACCAGCTCACTTGGACGTAGTAGGTCGTCGCCGGCAGCAATCCCGCCACAAAACTCAGCGTCGGCGTCTGCGCCTTGGGAATCGGACTAAGCGCGATCCCGATCCCGAATCGCAGCGTATGCTCCCGCGCATTCCGGCTTAGCTCCCGATACTCCTGAAACTTCGCCTGGTAGCGATCGTTGAGCTGATTGTTGAACGCATCGCGATACACGATCTCCAGCGTGTGCACTGCCTGCCATCGCTTCAGCTGCGGCGTCACCACCACGTCCGTCACCCCCACCGCTCGCCGCACCACTGCCTGCGGGTCCGAGGTTCGGGTGTGGTCCAGCAGAATGTCCAGCACGTCTTCCGAGATTTCTTCGGTCGACAAGCCCAGCTTTACCTGCAGATCGATCATCTCCACGTGCGCCACGTCGAGAATGGCGCTCTCATATACCCGTAGCGCCGCGGTGTCGTTCGGATTACCGTCCGTGAGTAGTGCCATCGTCCGCCTCCGCCAAGTCGGCTTTCCCCTCAACCACCAAGCGCGCCGCCACCCGCCGCGGCACGTCGGTCTTCACTCCGGCTTTGCCGCCGTCTGCAGTCGCGCGGCTCACCACCGTCACAAACGGCTCGCGAATGCCCGACTCGACTTCTCGAATTTTCTGGTAATACACCCGCAAATCCATTTGTCTCCCTAAAACGGGCGAGGCAGGCCGTGAGGCCTGCCCCATTCTGACTTCTTGCTTTCTGGCCCCTGTCCGCTAACTATTCACCTGCACCCCGAAAGTGTTGCGCAGAACCCCAGCCCCGTACAGCACATCGACGGTGAACTGTTGCGCCAGCGTGTTGGGTTGATAACTCATCGTCACCCGCATGCAGAAATTCCCCAACTCCGCGTACTCCGCGATCGCTCCTGTTCCCGGCAGCGGCTGCGGCAATCTTCGTACCACCAACCCGATCGCATTGCGCGAGAACGCCAGATTGTGGGTCGTCGCCGGACCGCTCCCCGTCTTCGCCACGAACTGCGAACGGAAGATATAGAAGTCCTTCATCTTGCCCACCGCGCCGTCGATGATTGCTCGCAGCCCCGCTTCACCCGCAGTCTGGAATTCGCTGAACCGCGGGATCTGCCGCAGCGCCGAGTACGCGGTCGAATCCACCACCAGGTACTTCGACGCGCTGGCCGGAACTTTCGCTGCGAACAGAGCCGTTTCCGCCGCATCGACTACCGCCTCTGTGAGCGCCGTTCCCGCCGTCCCCACCGCGGCATTCGAAGTGAACACCGGATACAGCGACAACAGGTCCGACTCGATCCGTTCTGCCAGCGCCACCACCGCCGGCTGCAGGTACAGCTTCAGCAGGTCCGGCACCGCCAGCACTTTGGTCACGTCCGGAATCTGGAACGTCGCCTCCGCGTGGGTGTTCAACACGATCTGCGCGTTCCCCAGATTCGGGTTCTGCGTCTGCACCGTGCCACCTTCCACGATGTTATTGGCTGTCAGCGTCGGCGGAATCGGAACGTTGACCGTGTCCCCCGCCTGCGCCAACGTCGGTTCATAGTCCCGATTGACCAGGTTTCCCATCACCAGGTTCCCCATCAAAGCTGGCAGCGCATCCGCCGCCACCAGTTTGACAATCGCTTGCGCCACATTTGCTGAAGTAATAGCTGGCATTCTTTCTCCTTGTTTATTTGCGTTAATTCGCGTTCATTTGCGGCTATACCCCCCGCAATGTCTGCGATGCCACTCTCAACACTTCCTGCCGGATTCGCGCCAATTCCTCCGCGTCCATCCCCGGCCGGATTCTCTCCAGGTCCAACCCCGCCGCCCCTGGCGACGATCGCTGCCCGGCTCCCGCCCCCGATCCCCCCGCCAGCCTAGCCGGCAGCAGCTCCGGATTCTCCCCCACGAATCGCGCCAGGTGCTCACTCATATCGGCCCCTCCGTGCGCGACCAGCCTCCCGTCTTCGGTCCGCTGAATCTCGTCCCGCACCGCCTTGTACGCCAGATCCAGTTTCACTACGCCCAGCCGTTGCAGCTCCGCCCGAATCGCCGAGCTTCGCTGGGCCTCGTCCGCCACCGCCCGTGCCCGTTGATTCTCGGCGACCAGCTCATTCACTCTTTGCTCGAGACTCTCGCGCCGCTTTCTTTCTTCGTCAAGCGCTGCGGTGTGCGCCCGGCGCCGCCTTCAGATACTCCTCCACTACTGCCTGCACCATCGCGCGAATATCCGGCGTCTCTTCCTCCATCTATCTCTCCTGTCCGCTGTCCCCTAGCCGCTGGCCTCTGTCCGCTGTCCGCTGTCCCCTGTCCGCTGTCCCCTGTGTCCGCTGCCCCTAGCCGCTGGCCCCTGGCGTCTGCAGTTCGATCTCCCCCGCGATCCGATCCTTCACTTCCTGACGCGCATCGCACAGGTACTTCAGTGCCAGCCGTTTGAAAATCTCTTTCTTCAGCGTCGGCGAATCCACACCCATCGCCAGCAACCGCTGCGCGTCCCCAAGCTCCGTCGAAAACTCCCCGATGTCGAACTCGTCCATCCCGGTCACGCTGATCTCGAGCCCGTCCTCACGCGCCGCCTCAATCGCCCGCAGCACCCGCCGGATCTGGTCCTTCATCGCGTCCCCGTACGCCCGCAGCACTTCCTGCGTGATCGCGAAATCCCATTGCTTGCTCAGCCCGCTTTGCTTCGCGCCCTTGTCTAGCGATCCACCCGCCTGCGATAGGTAGCACACCCGGTAAATCTCTTCCTGCAACTGCGCCTGATTGTCTGCCGCGATCTGATAAACGTGCCCCTCCGGCTCCGTCCATCCGAAACGATCCGTCGGACCCAGTTGGATGAAATAGCTCTCGCCCACCATCTGGCTCCACTCGCGGTCCGAGTAAACCACCGGCATCGCGAACAACCCCATCGTCAGCGCCCACCCCAGGCCATTCGATTTGTTGAAATGCTCCAGTTGTAGCGACCCCGCGCGATTCAACAGCCACAACCCTTCCGGGACCCGCACTCCGATTAGCGGTACCTGTTCGAGCCGCGCCAGCGCGTGCATGCCTTCATCCACCAGTTCCGGCGCAACGCCCGCATCGCGTTCCGTGGTTTTTTGATATACGCGGAAGTTCTGCCGGTCGTAGTAGGTCCAGCGCGTCTCGGTGCGCCACTCCGCGTCTTCCACCCGGTTTTTCCGCAGTACCTTCGTCCGCAGCACCACCCACTCGAAGTTGCCTTGCTCGTCGACGCTCCAGTTGATCAGCTCGTCCGCTGCATAATCCACCAGGTACGCTCGCGACGCGCCCGACGAATCCTCTTCCGCGCGGCTTCCCGCCTGCGCCCCGGCACGCGGAAAATCCACCAACACGTAGCTCGCTCCGGTAATCAGCGCCTCGCGGAATTGCCTCCGGAAAAACTCCGTCAGCACCGTCCCCTTGCGATCTACGTCCTCCACCAGCGCCGCGAAGAATTCCTTCCCGCTCTCGTTCCGCCCTTCCAGTGTGATCACCGGGTCGCGCCGGAACAGCGTCGCCGCGTACCAGTCCACAATCGACCCGATATAGTTCTCGTAGAACACCCGGCTCAACCGCTCCGCATAAACGTCGCCCGGTTCCCGCTGCCGGCGGATTAAATACTGTTGCGCGTTGATGCCGAACCGTTCCCCGCCCACATATAGGTCGCGATACTTCTTCCACACGCCCTTGTTGGCCACATACTCCGGATGCTCTTGATCGATATCAAACACGCTCGTCTCTCCTGCCCTCTGTCCTCTGTCCTCTGTCCTCTGTCCTCTGCCCGCTGTCCCCTGGCTCCTGTCTCCTGTCTTCTGGCTCCTGGTTTTACTGGCCCCTGGCGTCTGGACCCTGTCTCCTTGCTCCTGGTTTTACTGGCCCCTGGCGTCTGGCCCCTGGCCCCTTGGTTTACTGGCCACTGCCCACTACCCACTAGCCACTTCCTACAGCAGCCTCTGATCCCGCTCCCCCACGCCCGGCGCCAACCTGCACTCCTGCCACACCAGATACCCCAGTGCGTCCGACAAGTGCGTCCGACGAGGATCTTTGTCCTTGTCGATCACCTGGCTGTTCTCCTTGAAAATCACTTGCTCGAAATCTTTGATCAGCTCTTTGCATCTCGGATGCACGAACAGCGCCCGCTCGCCGGCCGCCGTCTCTAACTTGGCGTTCATCAATGTCACCCGATCCCGCACCACCGGATTCGCCGTCGGGATTCGAAAA